ATTTATGCAGAGGAATTATGTGGTAAACTATTATTTCGATATATCAATAATAATATTATGCCATACATTACACAAGGTAGATATTATTCATCTTCAGGCAAATATATAAATGAAAAATACACTTACAAATACAGACGAAGCCGTATTATCAAATCTGTAGGTGATGATTGTCCACTAACAGGTATGTGTTATGATTTCTACTTGCTTGAACCTATCATCAAATATTATAAAACTTGGTGCAGTTATCCGGACAACTTTTCGCTCACAGACTTAATAGAACAATGCTACGACAGTTTTTTCAAATGCTGGCATGAAGAATATGAGTATTGGGCCAATGATGAAAATGCAATCCGGGAGGAATTACATAACAACCAGTATGAGGACAGGTTGTATTATATGGATGGAAGAGTCTATAGTGGACCGTTAGATGATGTTGCATAATTAAAATTCAAAAAACAATGATACTCAATATAGTAAAAAATGGTACAGATTCTTCAAGTATTTTAGAATGCGTGAAAAAAACTTTCAATAGTTCTAAGGTAAATATTAAAACAGACTATGAAATATCTGTTGATATTGAAGTAATTGGCGAGGGTGGACTGCACAGTTTGGAAGGGATAAAAGAACTGGAATATTATTTTAGAGACTATGACATCAGGGTTTGGTAATTTTTAAAGTAATTGGCAATGAATCTCAACGAATTAAGGGATAAAACATATAAAATCGCTTGTGAACATGGATTCCATGATACGGAATTGAGTAATAAACATTTTCTCTGTCTCATAATATCCGAACTAATGGAAGCTGTGGAAGCTGATAGAAGGGGAAAGCGTGCTAATGTTGATTGGTTTGAGAAGAAAATCTCAACCAGTCGTATTTGTCAAGGGTTAGACCTAGACATTCCCAAAGAGCGCGGTTACGAAGTTGCATACAATGAAACAATCAAAGGGTCAATAGAGGAAGAGTTAGCTGATGCCGTTATTCACCTACTTGATTTGGCTGGGCTTCGAGGGATAAGCCTTGAACCTGCAATGAAGGATATTAATTCAGATGTTATAGATGATTCTGCTGACTCTTGTGTCAGTGAGACATTTACAGAGACTATATATGCTATTTCCACGCTTCCTGTTAGATATGATGGACTATTTGATTTTCCTACAACTGTAAATGATATGATAGTATCAATTTTTGGACTTGCAAAGCATCTTGAAATAGATCTGTTTTGGCACATCGAACAAAAAATGAGATATAACGAACTCCGTGAGAAGATGCATGGGAAGAAATATTAACCCTCAAAACGGTGCAAAAATGAATATGATATTATTTGAAAATCCACCTACGGTCTATTTTGAAAGAATAGAAGACTATGAAGAGAAATCGACTCCGTGGAGACGGGTTCCTCCTACATATAAAGGTTCGTCCACTAAAAGTGGGCGCAACAAGAAACAAATAAGAAGAGATCGTAAACGCAATAAGAAAAGATAGTTATGCCGCATTTAAGTTCAATGGGAAATCAAAAGCTTTATAGAATTGTCATTGATGTCCAGTACGGAGACATGCTGGACGAATGTGATAAACTATACGATGGTAAAGGGTATGGAACTGTTTTTACCGATGCGAATGGAGAAGCTGTTATTGATTATCTGAAGCAATGGGATAGCGATGAATGGACTGACGATGATATTCGCAGCGAAGAACCAAGGTGGGTGAATAATGGCACTGATTCCGTACATCAAAAGGATGGATACACCCTTATTTACAACTCAACTATTGGTGGTGTATATATGCTGTATCGTGAAGCAAATGATGCTGAAATAGAATGGTATAACAATAATTGATATGTATGAAAAATGAAATAAAAATAACTTTCGTAAAATCTCCAGAAGAAGGAGAAATATGTGCTGTATTTGTGAATGAATTTTGGGATAGGTCCAAAACTAAATTGACAAGTTATATGCACATCGGACAACACGCCGGCTGCTCTCCTGACATTCTGAAAAATTGGCCTTTAGCTACTGAACAAGAATATCGGTCATTGTTAGAAGAACTTAATACAATAGGATATGAAAACATCAAAATCATTCAATCAAGAATACATTGAGAAAGCGAAAACGCTAATCCATGAAATCCTCGAAGATAAAAAAGAGTACGATGACTGGACTCAAATCTGTTTTTCCATGCAAAATGCAGTACAAGCTGCGGCTAATATATGGGGAATATCATCAGATGAACAGATTAATAAGATGAGAGCCTTTATTACAGAAATGGTTCTCATCGAACTTTCAAATCTCAAACAGTTTGACATAGTGTTTAAAAAGAAGGGGATAAGGTCATTAGACACATTGTATTGCCCCAAATGTGGAAGTAATAATGTTGAAGAAAGAGCATGGGTAAATCCAAACACAGATGAAATCAGCTATAATGATTCAGTTGAGGAAGAAGATTGCTGGTGTGGCATTTGTGAAGAGCATGTAGAATTATGCACCCTTTCAGAATTATGGGAAATGTTTGGAGACATCCCGGTCAATAACGATGATGAGATTGAAGAAGACTTTCTCAACTTCCCGGTCGGAACCTCAAAGATTGATGTTTGGCATTGGTTTGATGAACGATGTCCTAACAATTTACACGATGATTTAATGTATCCTAAAAACGATGCCGTATAAATCAGAAAAGATTCGTATCGCTGGAACCCAATATGATAGACGAATAAAGCTCACTCCAGACCAAAAAGAATATATAAAATGGTTGAGAGAAAAGCAATTAATCAGTTACTCTAAACTTGCTAAAATATTTGGAGTGAGCAAGCGTCTTATTCAATTTATTTGTTGCCCAGACAAATATTTGAAAAACAAAGAGAGTTTAAAACAACGTAAAGCAGAGGGGAGATACAAACCTACAAAAGCAGAATGGGCAGCAACAATTCGTGAGCACAGGAGATATAAGGAACAACTCAAAAAGAAAGGAGATATAAAATGAAAGATAAGATTCTTACAATGTTCTTCGACATTAATAGATGGACAAAAGCAATTGAGAAAGGCGTTCTGAAGGATATTCGGAAGAGCGAACTTATCAAACTGACAGAAGAACCAACCAGAATTCGTATGGCAGAAGCTATGTTGAATGGTAAATATCAAATAACACCACCACATATTGCACAAATTCCGAAGGATAACGGAGAGTTTCGTACTGTATATGTCAACGAACCTATTGATCGTATAATCCTAAGCATCGCGAATGATTTGCTATTTGATTTAATGCCAGAGATGATTCATCCTGCTTGTAAATCTTATCAGGTCGGTATTGGTTGTGGTAAAGTGGTTTTGGAAGTAAGTCACACAATTGTTAACATGAAAAGTGATGGTTATGTGGGCTGGAAGTCTGATTTAAGTAAATATTTCGACTCTGTTCCTATCCAGTTTATTGACGCAGCCTTTGATAAAGTGGAAGCTAAGTGTGGTCATTCTGTGTTAATTGATGTATTAAGAAAATACTATCATTGCGGATTGTATTTCGATGAGAACAACGAACTGCATGAGAAATATCAATCACTTAAACAAGGATGCGCAGTAGCAAGCTGGTTAGCCAACGTGTTGCTATATAGCCTAGATGATGAACTGTCCCAATTGAATGGGTTTTACGTAAGGTATTCGGATGATATGTTGTTCGTTGGTCCGGACTATGAAAAGGCTATGACCATTTTACAAAAGAGATTGGCCGAAAAATCAATGAATTTGAATCCCAAGAAAGTAGAGTACCTGACTATGGACAAGTGGTTCAAATTTCTAGGTTTCAGCATTAAGGGAAGTATGATTTCTTTCTCTCCCAATCGTCTTAAAACCTTCCAGAAAGAAATAGAATCAAGAACCATCAGAAAACGTGGTATTACGTTGAAGAAGGCTGTGGATTCGGTTAACCGATATTTATATAAAGGCAATGGAGAATATAGTTGGGCGACTCAGACCCTTCCAGTATGTAATGTTCGGGTTGATATTAATGAATTGAATAAATTCGTAATGGATTGCCTTAGAGCCGTTGAAACTGGGAAACATAAAGTTGGTGGCCTTGGCTATGTTAAGGATAAGCCGGATGGTTGTGTTGTTAGAGGCATTGGTCGGAACGTAAAGGCTAATCGAAATAAATCTAAAAGTAAAGAAATTGAAGGTTATTTGACAATAGGTTGTATGCAGAATGCTATTTTGACCAGAAGAGCAGCGTACAATACTTTAGTGTCAATATTGTAACTACAATCTGAACACACAGTAAATGAATCCGAGGAACAAGTGTTTAATATCCAGATTATATATTAGGTACCCCGATTCTATCCTTGAAGGATTACATCCTTCAGTATCTACTCCGGGTACCATATAATCATCTGGATTATATCAATGAAGATAAATAAATGTGTCGATTGTTATGAGGGTTTATAAAGCAGCACAGCAGGCAAGTTCAAGAAGAAAATTTCATATTCTAAAGTATGAACTATTGATCGTTCACCGGAGGTTACAAGGCTGCATAGCCTCTCACCTCAGGTTCTCGATCAGGTCATATTTATAATTATCATGAGAGTAAAGTGATGTGCCATTCATTTGAGGACTTGTAAAATAAGCGAAATACATTCGAAGTTATTCAAGGAATACATTTGTTTACTGTTCCGGTGAGCAGCTTCCTGGATCTATGAGTCGATAACTCATCTGCTCCAGGAATATCCAACCGGAATACATCTATTGGGTAAAGTAATGTATCAGTATTATGAGGATAACTATTTAGCACAGATATGTAATTCAAGAAATATCATTTATATAGCTGGTTATATATCAGGAAGGACCGAGTACTAATTGTCCTGGTCCGTTCCTGATCACACCAGCTCTAAATCGAATAAGTATAGAAATGTGCCAATATTTTGAGAATTACAACTTATTACTTAACACAAAGTTTACAGTCTGGGATTTAGTAATTTAACATACTGGACAAGATATGATGTCCGCGTGATGACGGTCATTCTATGTATGACCTAGGATTACGCGGGTATCTTACTTGATACAGTATATATCATAAACATATAGACATGTGTCACGCTAAATGGGGGCTGTTTTATAAGTAACACAACTTTCATTTATACAAGAACCTTGCGTTTAACAACTATCCGACAATTACGCCGGCATCTACGGTTTTATAAACCTTTATTCCGGCGTATTCTGGATGTTAATATCAGGCTTTTAAAGAAATGTGTCAAAGGTTTGAGTATAAAATCAAAAGTAAACATTATGAAAAATATTTATCAAGAATCAATACAGGCTGTAGAGAACGGAACCAAGTTTAAAGTAGATTTTAAAACACGAAGTTTCAAACTTAATGGCCAATATATTATACAGAATTCGCAGTATGAGGGAAACTTAGGTGTGGAATTATGCGCTTCTCTTGATGAGTTTCTGTCTAATGTAGAGCATTTATATACTCGATATAAACATTCTATTCCATCAACAATGAGTGAATGTAAAAACCGAAAATACTTTAAAGCTTTGTCTGATAAAGATTTGGAGGATGAAGACATGTTGTTTGGAGTTGGTCGAGATATAGCACAAGTCGAATTGGAATTATACATTCTCTGTCAAATAATATTGGGTATAGGTTGGGATGCTAATAAAATGGGTAAATGGTTTTGGCAAAGCAACAAAGATAGAGATTTAGTAATTCTCAAAAACTGGGTTACAGTAGAGAAATAAATAATCAGACTAAAAATTAAATTATTAATAAGTTATGAAACAGTTAAAATTTGAATGTCCTGAGTGTGGTACCGAGTTTACGCTTACAGCTAATCAAACCAAAGCTAAGGAGCGTATTGAAGCTCTAAAGAAAGCCGGTGTTGATGTTAGTGAGCTTTTTGCAATGCAAAGTGCAGATGGTTTGGAGTTTATAGCCTCAAAAAGAGATGGTGTCATTAGTATCTTGGAAGAAGATGATCCAATCTTCCAGGCCATTATAATTCAAGGCACAATTCCTAATCGCCAATTATTCAGACGTTGGGTAATGGCACAGATGTTCCGCATAATTTATATAGCCACCAATACCCACGGTGCTTATAAGCCGATTGGAGTTTCAGAGGTGATTCATAGTATGGGATATGAATATCAGTGGAAGATGTTAAATAACGAGTTGTACGCCCAGCACAAAATGATGCAGAATGGTGATGTTGATAATTTCAGAGATCGAAATCGCTGGTTCAACAAAAGAGTGGTATTAGATATGGCAAAGGACTATATCGAGAAACTCAAAAAGAGATTTGATGAGTTGAAATTAAGAAAATGTAAAGGGATACCGTATAAACGCATAAATGGTCAAAATATTTTCGTGGATGATTTTGATAAAAAAGTAATCAAGCCATTGTTATTTGCAGTACATAAAATACAACATTCCGAAAACACTTATGAACTTTGGCATTCGGTGCAGGAGTTCAATAAAAGGCGTATCAAAATGCATTGGGATACTCCTCAAAATGCAGCATGGCTAGATGCTTACAAAGGATCTGGAGCGTTCTTTACGATGCAGAACATGATTCGTTTTCATAATTGTGTTATCATAGATGACAATGGAAAAACATTAGGTAAAAACGCGTCCCTTGCCTTTTTGAATAAGAAGGCAAAGTTGTATGAGAATAGAGAAGGTTGGCGTTTGATTGGTATGTTGAAGAAAATGCTAGATGACAACAACATTGATGTGGTTGCTAAAATGAAGGAATGGCGTAAATAACTTAATCAAGGCAGTTTTCATAAACCAGTTTAGGTGCATTGCCTCTGGTTTATGAAAATAAAATTAGAAAGATTGATTATGAGAAACGATATAATATTCAAACGTTCCGTCCAATTTCGGGACGAAAATAAAAACAGTTGGACTGTAGATTTTGAGGTTTATAAGGAAGAATCTACTCGTATAAACCGTGAAACATTGCAAAAATTTAAACAAAGTTTCAGTGTTTCGGTATGTGGAGCTGGAGGTATGGGTGCCGGGCAATGCTACGATCATATAATTCCTCGTACAGAAGGACAAAAGAAACTTCTGGAATTTTGGAACAAATATCATCTAGGTGGTATGTCTGGCGGTACGATTCGTCAAGATGAATATTTAAACGGCGAGCAATATGTTAACGACTACAATTACTTTGTGGAGTTGTTTAAAACATATAATGAGCATTACCGTGAACAGTTTGATGATATTTCTTTTCAGATTATTGTTAAGAATTTTAATATTAGTGACGCGGCTATAATACAGGTGAGAAATGTGCTTTATGAGAAAATGAGGAATAATCCCATTCAATATATCCTTGGATTGTCAAACAAATACTTCCATACATCTTCAGATTACAACGTAAAATGTTTCTTTCTTGCTATAAAAGGCTTATATGTAGATAATGGATATAAATATGGTAATGGCTGGTTATCCAGTCCGCTTCCAGATAATATTGAAGAGATTATAAATAATATTTGTGATCTTGTTGAAGAAGAAGAGACTGCGTTAACAGAAGAACTGGAAGCAGTTTTTGACATGGGTGAAAAAGGGTTTGTTGCCACAGAAGAAATTATCCAGCAAGTAATGGATTTACGTGAATGTGACGAAGATGAAGCAAAACGCTTCGTAGCTTTGGGAGTACATTTAGGATGTACATTCGGTGATTTGAATGATACATTTGAAGAATGTTCCTATGGTGAACAACTATACTGTGCAAATGGTATTGATTATTATATTGGCACAGAAGATGAACTGACCAATATAGCTAGTGATAGAGTACATAATGATGATGAATACGCGTATTTATGGCGTGAAGCTGTGGCGGCTCAAAGAACTACCGATTCGTTGAGTGATTGGTTGAATTCAATCATAAGTGAGGATGGTTGGTGCTCGGTACTTAATTCTTGGGATGGACGGTATGAAGAATATAAGATTGCTGAGGAATATATTTGTGTTTGTAGGTCATAAATTGTCATGGAATACATGCTTGTTACGGACAAGGTGAAATCAGTGGCAATAAACGATGATTAATATGGGACATAAAAAGACGATTGATTATTGGAGACACCCAACCAAAAGGGAAATCAAGTTCGGTGAGGGAGCTATTCATTGGTTAACAGTGGATATTGAAAAAGTTCAGAAGCCAGACGGAAGTTTGAAGAAATGGTTTATTCATACAGACGGACTAAGGTACAATCGACCATAGTTAAAGTGATGTCTGTAAAGCAAAGGCTGTTCTAACAAAATAGAGCAGCCTTTTGTGTTAAACAATGGTTAAAGTGGACAACTATTCACACCATATAAAACAATAAAATCTATTCACATTAAAACAGTAATAAATATGCCATTGAAAATTGAGAATATCAAGTTGGCAGGAACCAAGTTTGATGGTCGCGCTAAGTTGTCCCCAGAACAACGTCAGGCTATTCAAATTTTGGCCCGTGAAGGATATAGCCAAAGAAGGTTGGCTGCTATGTTCAATGTTAGCAAGCGGCTTATACAATCTATACTATCTCCTCCTGTTCGCAAGCACTCTAAACAATATCCAACAGAATATTGGACAGAGTTAAAACGGAAGTGTCGAAAAAAGAAAATTGATTTATATAAAAATGGAAAGATCAAGTTTAATAACAAGCTGAAAAATAAATGAAACGCAAGCGTATCAAGTATGTAGCTAACATTGATTTTGGCTATCGTTCAATTACTGATGCAAAGCAATATATAAAAATATTCTTGAAATCGCTTCTTTCGCAAATAGGGTTACAACTAGGAATAGACTATATCGTAACAGCTAATCATTTGCGAATTAGACATGTGAAAAATATTACAGGAAAAATAACTACCACACTTAAAGAGATATTCCCAGTATTCAATTTTTATTGGAAGACTCCAAGACTATTGGTGTGGTTCTAGAATCAATATTAATAATAATTTACAAGTATGGAAAAGCATTCTATTTCGGTTTTAGGAGCCGACAAGAAACAGTATGAAATCGCAGATTTCAGAGCAAGAGGTATGAATTATACTAATGCTATTGGCATTATCGTAACAACAGAATTTATGAGCCGTATTTTGGCGTTTGACACCTGGCAAGAACGATGGGGAAACACCGATAGGGTCTTGACTGAAGAACAGAATGAATCCGTTGCCATGCAAACTTTCTCCGGTTTGGACCTAACCAAACGTATTGTAGAAGGACAGGCTGGTATTGACGGAATGACTGCTGCCAAACGTTGTTGGAACTATCAAAAAGGTGGCTTCCAGTGGTATTTGCCTTGTTTGATGGAGCTAGGAGTTCTTTGCGCATATCGTGATGAGATAAACAAAGCAATGAAAGAAATTGGATGTCCCGATGAATGTTTACTTCCTACAGAAGATTCTGATGAAACTTGGGTTTGGAGTAGCAGTGAGTACAGTCAGAGCAACAGCTGGAACGTGTACTTTAGTAATGGCTACTTCAGCAACTACGGCAAGTACTACAGTTACATGGTGAGGGCGGTTGCAGCATTTCAGCCTTCGCCGAGCCTGTTGACAGGCGAGGCAAAAAGTAACGATTGTCTGCATAGTGACGAAGCTCTTATAAACATGTTACGTGAACGTGGTTATAAAGGCGAATTGACTAAGACCTTGACTATTTAATATTATCGCCACCCATATTTGATATGGTATGGGTGGCAAAATATTCTTTAACAGCATGGAAACATTTGAAAAGATTATAGAACAATACACACAAAGCGAAGTGTGTATGGGAGAATTGTTAGCTAATATTTCGGCAGATGGCATGTCTATTGAAGACGCTTTTGAATTGTATATAAAAGCTATGAATTATGCTGAAAAAGATGAATTTTATCAATTAGCTGACAGAGAAGTGAAATTATTAACAGCTAAGAATGAAGATGACAAACAGCCATTAAAACAACTGTTAGATTCGCTAAGCATATCTTGATATAATTGAATATGAATAAATACTATTTTGTAAATATAGGTGCGGAGGTAATATGGCATCCTGTAAATAGTGACGAGAAGAAAGTTATGCAAGTGTGCACCTCTGCTCCTCATCCGGTTGAAAATGACACATTAGTTTCTCTAATTTTTTCTGATAAAAAGGGGAACGTAAAAGTAAAGGCCGTCGAATTAACTCCAAAATTGACTGACTTCAATCAAGGGTACTGGTGTGCACTTCAAGATGCAGTAAGTAATGGTGCCTCTGATACGGTTATTCAGGAAATGCTACGCAGTGCCGGATTTACATACTGGGAATGTTACTGGCATATACAAAATTCTGATTTTCAGTCAGAAAAAATATGGTCGATTATTCGTGGAATGTTTTGCCAAAATCCAGATTATATTGATTGGAATGGTGCTGATTATCCAATAAAAACGGTAGTAATCTTTGAAAATACTCCTGATGAAGAAAAGGTGACTGTATCTATCGAGCGATTAGCGCGACAATTATTAGATGATATGGGTAATTGGAGTACACGAGAAGCAGAATCTGTAGATGAACAGATTTATTTCTATCTGGATGAAGAGACCTTTAACATGCCTGATGAAGATATTGTAGAATACTTGAAAAAACAATGAAATTACTTTATATAGATTTATTTTGTGGTGCCGGTGGAACCAGCACAGGGGTAGAAAAAGCCCGTTTAGAGAACGAACAATGCGCTAAGGTAATAGCATGTGTAAATCATGATAAAAATGCGATTGCAAGTCATGCTGCTAATCATCCGGACGCTCTTCATTTTACAGAAGATATTCGTACACTAAATTTATCTCCTTTAGTTTCCCACCTACAAAAATGCAGAGCTGAATATCCTGAAGCATTGATAGTTTTATGGGCTTCGTTGGAATGTACTAACTTCTCGAAGGCTAAAGGTGGTCAACCACGAGATGCAGATAGTAGAACACTTGCAGAGCACTTGTTTCGGTATATTGAGGCTATTAACCCAGACTATATTCAAATTGAGAATGTAGAATAGTTTATGTCATGGGGAGATTTGGATGAGTATGGTAAACCCATTAGTCGTGATAAAGGTAAATCTTATTTGAGATGGTTGGATAACGTAAGGTCTTATGGCTACAAATTTGAATATAAAATATTAAATTCAGCAGACTATGGAGCTTACACTTCCAGGAAGAGATTTTTCGGAATATTTGCGAAAGGGAGTTTACCTATTGTTTTTCCGGAGCAAACCCATTCTAAAAAGCCAGACCAAAAATTAAAGAACTGGAAGGCAGTACGAGATGTGTTAGACTTTGATGATGAAGGAAAAAGTATTTTTGGTCGCAAAACACCTTTAGTAGATTCTTCTTTATTAAGAATTTATGCAGGACTTATTAAGTTTGTAGCAGGTGGAAAAGATGCCTTCATGGTTAAGTATAACTCAATGAGTAAAGCTGGAAAGTACAATGCTCCGGGAGTTGATGATCCATGTCCAGTAATATCTACTCAAAATCGACTTGGGGTTGCTTGCATAAATCGTTTAAATATCCTAACCGGAAAAGCATTTATTTCTGTTCATTATGGAAATGGATTTTGTAAATCTGTAGATGAACCAGCACCAACCGTAACAACAAAAGACCGATTTTCATTAATTTCTTCTGTATTTATTGACCAACAATACGGGAACAGTAAGCCTTCTTCGCTGGATAAACCACTAGGCTGTATCACTGTTAATCCCAAATATAGTCTTGTAAGCTGTAAACCTTGGATTTTAGATACAAATTTTAAAAATGTCGGCACAAGTATAAATCAACCGGCACCAGTAATTACTGCAAACCGTAAATGGCATTACTTGATGAATCCTCAATTCAATTCTGCTGGCGGATCAGTAGATAAACCTTGTTTTACGTTAATTGCTAGAATGGATAAGATGCCACCATATTTAATTGAAGCATCTAGAGAGGGAGATCTACCTAGCTTTATTAAGATGTTTTCAGGAGGACTGGTATATGAGATATACGACACAGATACCGATGTAATGAAAAAAATAAAGGAATTCATGGCCATGTACGGAATTTCCGATATAAAAATGAGAATGCTAACGATTCCAGAGTTGAAACGTATTATGGGATTCCCGGAAGATTATATGCTAATAGGAACAAAAGCAGAACAGAAAAAGTATATAGGCAATGCTGTAGAAGTTAATATGGCACGAGTTCTTTGTGAGGCATTATGTAAAATATTAGTAACAACGCAACGTAAGGTTGCATAATTTAACAACAATAATATGGAAAATTTAAAATTTAATGTTGGGGATAATGTGAAAATTGTCTCTAATGATTTGCAACCGGCAATGGTTGGTAAAATTGGTCGAGTAAAGAAAGTGTATCCGTCATTTTCTGAAGATTCAGATAACAATATTCAGCCTTCTTACTTTTATCGCGTTGAAGTTGGAGGAGCTGTTTTAAAAGGAATTGCAGCAAGCAGTGATCTGGAAAAAGTATAGAAAAATGATATGAAAAAATACCGAGTGACGATTGACCTGGATGCTTTTGAAATAGTGGTTTCGGCTAATAATAAAGCCGAAGCCAAAAGAAAAGCTATCGAGAGACTTCAAAGAAAGAAGATCACTTCCCTGATTCGTAAATCTTGGCCTGACAATAAGAAAGAGGTGTATGTTGATGAGGAATAATTTGAGAATCAAAAGGAGATATGAGCAAAGATAATATTACAGAGCCTGTGAATACATGGGATAATTTCTATCAAAGTCGTGTCTGTAACGACAGTTATGTGAATGTCTTTTGTAAAAAATATAACCGGTTTATAGAAGAAATAATTATCAATATACAACAAATATCCTACGACCTGAAAGCACCCCTTATCTTAAAGGAGGAAGGATGTGGAATAGGTACTGTAAGCCTTGCTATTTCGCAAATAGGAGAGAGGTTGTTTAATTATTTTGGATTAACAGGTGCTTCTGATGCAAAGAAAATTTCAAAAGTTATCTTCTCTGACATCAATATTCCTATGTTGGAGCTATGTTGCAAGAACACACTCTCAATATCCACGGATAATTACTTAGGAAAAGTCCCATTGTTTTATGTTAAAGAGAATATTTGTGAACCTAAGTTTTTTGAATCATCTACAGTAGTGGTAACACATGGGGTCTTGGAACATTTTTCTGATGTAGATATAACAAGAATCATGTCAACATATAACAATGATAAGGTTTTGTTTCAAGCTCATTATGTTCCAACTAGCCAATACACGTCCCCTTCTTTTGGAGACGAACGTTTGCTGCCTACAGATTACTGGATCACATTAGTAAAACCGGATTATTATCTTCTTGATAATAATGGTAAAGATTTGTATATGTTTAAAACTAAACCGGCACCGACAAGAAGATAAGAGAGTCTATAAATGATAAATTTTGAGAACATGGCAACTAATGTTAATAATGCGGAAAGATTAAGAAGTTATTTTCTTTCTCACAAACAAAGGGAAAATATTATCAATGTATGTAGAGCACGCCCAAATTGGGACGGTTGTGACTATTGTGACTTATATTCAGGTTCAGGGCTTCCATGTTGGAAGCAAGATGATAAACATAATTGTTGCAAATTAGAGGAAGTCAAAACAAAAAACAAGAATGTATGAAAGAAAAATCAGAAACAAAAGATTTAGCAATGACACCTAAAGAACAGGAAATGGATTTGCGTAGATGGTGTGTGGAAGTATCGGTGAAAA